AACGTTTTAATATATCCATTGGCTATATAACTTCCTGCTTGCGGTGTTCTCATGAATAATGGTAATCGATTTTCGTCAAACGGTACATTGCCAAGTTGACTTAAATTTTTTCTCATATTATTCACACTTGCTGGATAATATGTATGGCCGTTAACAGTTACAGAAGAGTTGGCATGATCTAATGGATCAATCATATCTATATAAATTGTATCGTATATATGATTTCCGCTACTATCTTTGGCCTTGGCTACTTTTACATCACCAAACAATAATCTCTTTTTATAAATGTTTGTAATCAACGCTGTTTTGTAGTCAGATAAATTAAGTTTTTGTATTCCATGTACTAGAACCATTTTTAGATCAGTTTGTACTCCAAAATTAATATCGTCTGCTCGGTATATCAACATAGGATCGAATATTGTTTGATCAGTGATAAAATTATTATATTCTATTCTTTTCTCACGTGATAACAATGGTTTAACATAGATGTTTGTATATTCAACTGTGGCAGGTTCAACATTAAAGGTAAATGTTCTTGTGGAAAAACTATATGGATATACAGGACCAGACAACAATAAGTCGTTACTATAACTGGATGTGCTGGCCATTATAGTGGTAGTGAATACTCCAGAAGTTGTTACAACTCCTACGATATTACCTGCTGTGGTCAAGGTCAACCCTGCAGGAAAATTGGTAGAAATACCAACTTCTCTATATTGTAGTACATAGTTTTGTACAGTGGCCGTAGCTACCACAGATAGGCTACTTATAGAATTTTGTGTGATAGTTCCTAGAAAACTCAAGGTTTTCCAACTAATATCAGATAAATCTCCGCCTTTTACCAGCAAAGAGAACGCATTTGTTGTGGTAAATGTACTAGTACCATCTATTAGATTTAGATTGGATTTAGTGGCATTTATAGAAAAAGAATAAGATCTTAGGTAATCAGACTGTGCTGGAATTTTACCATACACATATCCGTTAACGGTATCTAAACGCATGCCTACTGGTAATAGGGTAGCGGTTGAATAATATAAAGGAAGGCCAACGTAGGGATTAACGTCATTTGCAGAAACAGGCAAATATTTTACGTCATTGGCTCTTACTGTTCCTAGATCGTTGCCGTTTATGAATACGGGTGCTTGTATCTGACTTGCCATGGAAATCCTCTATAAACCGGGTTATAGAGATATTTACCATAATTTCAGTATACTTATTAGTGTAGTAAACCGTTGCCTAGTTCGTTTATATCATCAATTCCGAACATACTCAGGATCATTTTAACCTCTTCGGGTGGATCATTCATTAAATGTTCGGGCATCATAAACGATTTTAAATCTCCATCTGGTCCTAGAATAAATCCGTAATCGTCTTTGCCAAAGTCTTCTGTTTCTTCAAACTCTTCAATTGCTGAAGTTGCTATTATATTATTATTGGGCATGTTGTTCTCCACTAGATATTTTGTATCTTTTTGACATTGCTGTCAACCTTTACCGATCAGTTTATTGCCCTCCGTTTAATTTTAAGTTTATATTGGACCAGTTGATAATTTTCCATTGATTTTCTAAATACTTTTTCTTGTCTGCCTGATAGTCTAGTGCCCAGGCATGTTCCCACCAGTCGATTAACAGTAGGATGTCATTTTTAATTTGGTGATTAACTATAGTTTTAATCTCGCCATTACGAGCAAGGTATACCCATCCGCTGCCCTGTATGCCCATGGCAGATTTTTCAAATGCTTCTTTAAACTTGTCAAAACTTTTAAAATTTTCATTGACAAAGTTTAAGATTTCACCGGTTGGAGCATTGCTGCCTTTTGGTGGTTGTAGTTGTGTAAAGTATATATTATGTAGGAAGGCACCTGCTTCGTTGAAATCTGGATCACCTTCTCCGGCATTGAATCTATCCACATAGGCTTTATATAACTTTCCATAATGATAATCTATGGCCTGTTTACTTAGACTGCGTCCTAGACCGTCTCGAGCATATGGTAAAGTTGCCTGCTCTAATTTCTTAATCTTTCCACCTTCGCTGAGTTGTTTTATAAAGTTATACATAGATATATTTATTAGTTAAATATAGTGTCAAGTGGTTAACAGGGCATTCAAGGACCCCTAACTACGAACTTTCCCTGTTTTTGCGTAGTACAGCCAATGTGGCTCAAAGGTAAATTGGCACTTGACACCCTGCTTAGATTTTAAGTGGTCCTGGAAATCTTGGACCATCTTTGATTGCCACCAACCAAGCACTGGTAACAATAGAGTTTATACTCTTCATCCATTCATTTGGGAAATAAGTTTCTTTTCTATATTCTTGAAAACGTATGGTTGTGTTGTCAATAAACTGTGCTAGATAAGCGTCAGTATAGTATAAGAAACTATTTTCATTCCAGTAGCTAACATGAGTAGGATCTTGAAAAGCACCTCTGCCATCTGTGCTAGGAACATCTATGAATGCCCATCCGCCATGTGCCAGTACACGATGTATCTCTGACATAATTTTAGTTTTATCGTGTAAATGTTCGATTATATGACTGGCATTTAACACACCTACACTATTATCCGGCAGTGGAATGCCATTGTTGAGATCCGCCTGTACATCTGCTGTATCTCGAAGATCAATGGTAAAGTATCCAGGATATGGTTGTAATCCTCCTCCTATGTCTACTTTTTTCAATCCTTTTAAGTCTGCATCTCTTTCAGCAAGTGCTCTAGCATATGTGTTGAATAATTCTTTGGTACGATTCTGTATATCGGCATTACGTACTGTGGCCGATGTATTAACTCCTGTAACTCGATAGATATATAATACCTTGGGTATACGTAGCATCTTAGTTTTAAGATAAGTTCTGATACACAGATCGTGATCCTCACAGACAAATGCGTTTTCGTCGTAGCCACCAACATCAAAGTAAACACTGGTTCTCCAAGAACGTACATGATCCGGAGCATACCAAATATAACATAGACTATGGCTAGTAGGAGGAAAACTATTCATAGCATATAGTTCTCTATCACGGAATTTGTATTTTTGATAAGTCCATCCAAAGTCTGAATTATAAGGATTGAAATCGTTATTCATGTCATACATAGCATCGTCGCTGTAGACAAATCCAATCTCGTCATCTTGATAGGCCTTGTTAAGTTCTTCTAAACAATCAGGTGTTATTAGATCATCGTGATCAACTTCTACTATAACATCTCCAGTGGCACATAAACACGCCTCTCGTTTGGCCATACCTATATTGACCACAGGTGTTCTAAAATCATGTACAATTACTCTAGCATCATTTCTGATATTTTCTGGAATATGCGGAGGAGTACATTTATTATTGGTTAATATTATCCATTCCCATTTGGTATAAGTTTGGGCAAGTATCGATTGATATAGCTCAGTGAGGAATGGTATGTTATCCGGACTGTGTTCGGCTGTGATAATACTGTATTTTAATTGTTTCATTTGTTATTTTAGATAAGTGTAGAATATTGATCTACACTGATATTGTAGCGTTTTTGTGCTGTAGATGTCTATCTTTTTTTATGTAGATATTTATTGATGGTTAAATAACAGTACATTTTTTCTAAAAGGAAATCAAAAATGCTAAAAAAGATCAAAGAATTCTTCATGGGAAAACCCGCAGAAGTAACACCGGCACCTTACAAGGTAGAGACTACTGCTCCTGTAGCAGTAGCACCTGTAGTTGAACCAACTCCTGCTCCAGTAGAAGTTGTTGCTCCGACTCCTGCTCCAGTAGAAGTTGTTGCTCCGACTCCTGCTCCTGTAGAAGTTATTGCTCCAGCAACTATTGACGTGGTTAACGCTGCCGAAGGTGCTGCTACTCAAGCAGCACCTACCAAAGCAAAGGCGCCAAAAGTTGCCAAGCCTAAAGCAGAAAAAGCACCAGCTAAGCCTAAAGCGGCTAAATCAAAGAAGGCCTAATTGTTTAGCCTCTTCGTATAATGCGAAGCTGGCTAAATTCTTGGCCTTGGATTCGCACATGATGTCGAATTGATCAGAGAAGCTCAGTGCCCATTCGTTGACTGCTGTATTCCAGTAGAAATCACTATGTGCTCTGAGTTTTCCTTTCTTATGGCCGCTTTCTAAAAGGGTGCTAAGATTGGGTAATTCTGTTGTGGAATGGCCTGTGAGTATATCTTCGCGAGATACACTGTAATGCATAACAGGGCGCACGCCGCGCCAGCTATCAATAATCCTCTTAACACGGTCGTCAGTTTTGTCAATGTATTCTCCTGTGTGTATGTAATGGTGGTGTATATCTAACACCAAAGCAAGATCGTTGACTAGTTCAATGCTTGAATCTATTCCCCAACTGATTTCGTCGTTTTCGATGGTGATACAGTTTCTTGCTTCTCTGCTGAGTCTGGTAAGTGCTCGTTGTATGCCCGCAGGGCCTTGTCGACCCGATATGTGGACGTTAATCTTGAAGTCTTGAAATTGTTGGCCAAAACCCATCCAGCGAGCCATGTCTGCGTGGTATTCAAATTCTTCTATGCTCCTATTGACAATATCAGGATTATCACTGGCAAGCACAGTAAACTGACCAGGATGAAAGCTAAGACGTACATTACGGCTGCGAGCGATATCCCCAACAGATAGAAAATTGCGCTCGCAATAATCGCGAACATCATTACGGCGCCAGAAATAAGCCCAATCAGATTGGGTATAAACAGGCAGCAAATCACTGCTAAGACGAACCATCCTAAGATTCTCATCAAGTTGTCCTACTCTTTCCACTAGTAGTCTAGTGCTTTCAATATTACCTACCATCAAGTCCCAGAGTTTTTGCTCTGCGACATCCTTGCTCTGTCTATTTAACCAGGCAACTGTGGTACTGCCTGTATTGTACTTTTTAGCATCGTCTTTGGAACCAATGCCATTGACCTGATCTGCGTTGTCAATCCATTTACAAGCAAATCCCAAGCAGCCAATTCTTTTTGTCATTTTTCAACTTTCGATAGAGTCCATGAACCGTTGTCGCCTTCTTCCCAATTTAGCGTATCACCTTCTTGCCAACCTTGTAAATCGAGCATTTCTTGTGGCAATGGCAAGACAAGATCGCCACTACCATCTTCGGCTTCTTCTACGGTAACCGTCCAAG